CTAGCCACGGCCTTTTTAGTGAACTCTGTGGCTGCTAGTCCACGTTGTTTTTCTGATTCACATTTGGCGAGATGATTCTTCTCTGGCGTATCCACACCGTAAATACGAACTGCTAGTTCTGGCTTTAATGGTGATGGGAGGAATGGAGCAGCAATAACTACTGTGTCACCATCGCTTACTCTGACGATTTGTGCATCATATGTAAAGCCCTGTGGTTGTTTTTGTGCATAGGCCACGCTGAAGAATAATAGTGTTAATAATGTTATAATAGTTTTCATAGTATAATATTTATTAAAAATTGTTATTGAACCATCCCACTTTCTTACCTTCTGCTATGCGACGATCATGCTCTTCTGGTGTACTGGGCCAACGCCAGGCCCATATGGCTACACAGGCCATGAATATAGCAGTATATATTATGCCGCGAGCAGGCACTCCTCCGGTGTACATAAGTATTAGACTAGTGGTCATACTGGCCAACATAAAGAACTTGAGCTTTAGTGGGAATACACGTTTGGTATTCCAGTCGTTTAGAAATTTACCAAATATACGATGATTCATAATCCAGTTGTGCAAGCGTGGGCTCGATTTAGCAAAGCAATAGGCCGCAAATACTATAAACGGGCTGTAGGGCAAACCAGGAAGAATTACTCCTAAGTAAGCGAATCCTAAACTAATAAAGCCTACGCATAACCATAAATATTTTTTCATTGATTAATATAGAGATTCCAATTAGAATGACGTACCGGAAAAGGTATTTGTCTTCTCTTATTTACCAATTCAAAATAAGCAGGTTTATAGGGTTTAATTTTGGGCTTAATGCGTGTATCGCTACCCTTAGCAGCATTACAAGGACCACAGGCGGTAACAGTGTTTTCAAATACGGTACGACCACCTTGACTCACGGGCTTGACATGATCTAGTGTACAATCTTTTTTCTGAAGACTTTTTTCACAATATTGGCACTGGTAATTGTCACGTAAAAAAACATTACTTTTACTAAATCTTACATAACTTTTAGGCCTCGTGTATTCTCTTAACATGATAATACTTGGTACCAAAGTTTCCCAGTTTACACTACGTACGGTCCAATTCTCGTGCCAATCAATCACGCTGGCCTTATCTAAAACCATATAGCGAATAGCTTCTTGCCAATTAATGGTACTAAGTGGCAGATAGTTTAAAGGTTGTCCGTCGGCATTAAGAACTAGAGTGTCCATTTTTACTTTTTAAAAATAACCTATTATACTACCAGTTTTAAGTTTAGTCAAACATTGATTGAACGAATTCACTGCCGCTTTTTTCTAATCCTTGAAGCCATTGATCCTTAAGATCATGATTAAAAACCAAATCGATATCAGCAGATGCCAATAACCAGCTGTTGTTCTTATCCCTAGGCGGAACTCCTTCATATTCTTCTTGTAATTGACTAGGACTCCAACCACAAAGCCCTAAAAATAATCTAAAATACTTCGGAGCATCCCCATCATTAAGACGTTGTAAGAGATCATCACTACTGCTAAGACTAAAAGTGTCATTTATTCGCATTGTGTTAAGACAGCTCCACTCGTTGGTATGAAGCATGGTAAGAGCTTTGATATTTACAGGTCCGCCTACATAAATGTAACCTGGTATATTCATTGGCTGTCCTACTTGCTCTGTAAAATCTCTAACTAACACACTGCTACGTTTATTAAGTAACAGTCCCATACTGCCATTTATATGATCTTCTGTAATAAAAATCACACTTTTAAACCAGAAACCTGTGTTAACTTTGGGGGGCGCTACTAATAATTTTCCTGTAAAATTCATATGGTACTTATCTTATGCGAAACTCTCGGCTCTGCTCTTGACATCGCCCACAGTAATCACACCATCTCGATCCTTATCTAGTGATGCGTTTTGTTGATAAATTTTAGATCCTTTAGTTGCTAGTATATAATTGTCCGGTTTACCTACGTGTGCAGGCATAAAGGTGGCCATATATAAGTCACCTAAATCCATTCCTGGTTTGATACCTACCATTTTATAATATCTATAAACATAATCTAGTTGTTCAACAGCACTCATTTTCTTTAATTCATCTACATTCGTGCCCAATGCTATTGCTGTTTTAGGCATAAACTGTATAAGACCAGTGGCTCTAGAGAACTCATTGACTGCGGCAGGATCCATACCACTTTCTGCTTTCATAATAGCAATTAAATGTGCCTTATCTATTCCTAGGCTGTTGGCTACTTTTTGTAGTTTACTATTAAAATCAGGATCTTTGAGATGATCCACTGCCATAGGACTGGCAATTACTCTTTGTCTTGTATCACTCTTTATTCCTGTATGAGGCCCTGCTCTTACTCTACCACCCTTTCCTGCTATGACATCTGCTTCTGTACTTTTGGAGAATCTTATACCTTTATCCTGTATAATTTTATTCATCAACTGTATCATTTCATCATCAGGACTACCATTTCGTGTGAGTTTATTATCTGCTTCAAACTTTTTGATAGCAGCACTGGTTTCTGGGCCGCTATACCCATCCACACCGTGTACTGGTAGTTCATAGCCCAATGCTATTAATGCTTTTTGTAGGTCTGCCCAAGCTGGACCACGCCCACCAGTAGGTACTATTAAGGTTGGAGTTCCTTCAACAAATTCTCTAAACCTCATTAACCATTACCTTTCCATACAGGCAACGGTCCACCATAGTTTCCACCTTTAACCTTTTTGCCTTTGATTGACTTACGTTTCTTGTTTATGGTAAATTTCTTCTCAGTATCTCTAGCACGAAAGCCTTGACTTTTACAGCTACTCAACTGACTAGCGCCCAACTCACTATCTGGTTTGGTGCTCTTACATAAAACCCTACTGGCCTTACCTGATTCTGAGATGATTTCGTATATCTTCATGTAATTATTTATCGTAGTCTAACCATTCATATACATTAAGCCAACTTCGACGACCTATGGTTCCCTTGAGATGCTTTAAATTAGCACAGGTTTTATCACGAAAACGTGGAATTTCAACTGATGGCATATCAATAAACTTGATTTCTACTCCCTCTTTTTCAGCTATAAATTGGGCAATATCCAAAAAACTATGTGGTAATCCAGCACCAACGTTCCAAATTCCGCTACCTTTAACCTGATTTATGAAATCCCACTGTAATTGGCATATATCTCCGACCCAAGTCCAATCTCTCAATACCTGATCAGCATTTTTCCACACTTCGATAAACCCTTCCTTTCTAGCTTGTTCTGTCCACTTGTGTATGGCATTAGCCCTACGTCCTCTGAGATGCATCCATTTACCATAAACATTAAAATACCTAAAACCTTGTACAAAAGTTAATTGTTTTTGGCTAAAGACCCAGCGATCAAAGAGGTATTTGCTCCAAGCATATGGAGTTTGGGGATAACATGGAGCAGATTCTTCAAAGTCTTGAGTATTACCATAAACACTACTGCTACTGGCATATTGAAAATTCACCCCGTATCTGTTACATTCATTGAAAAGATAACAACTAAAGTCATAATTCTGTATCATAACTTTTTCAACATCAGTTTCTGTCATATCAGCTATGGCACCTAAATGTATAACCCAATCATACTGTTTAACACTGGGCCAATAATTACTGTCCCATTCGTAACCCTCAATACTGATACCGTCCATGTTATTTAAAAATGAACACATGTTGCGGCCAATAAATCCTTCGTGTCCGGTGACCAAAATACGCATTTCACACCTCCTTGGTGTTGACTTTTATTTTAATATATATTATATTTACAACATGGACAAATATAAAGACTTTCCAGAGAAACCTAGAGTAATGTCTGAAAATGAGGCAGAACTCTATTTTATTAGAATCACGGAAATGATTAGGGATTTTAATCCTGAAATCATTGTAGGTGTGGCTAGAACTGGACTGGTATATGCCGTTTGGTGTGCTCAAGAATTGGGCATTAAGGACATTGGCGTATATTGGCCCAAGCAGAATCTTATAGCTATGCCAAATATGAATCCAGAACGTATAGTATTTGTAGATGATAATACAGTGAGTGGCAGTAGTTATTTACAAGCCAAAGAATATATGGCAAGGGACTATCCACAAACTGAATATCGTTGGGCTGTATTGTTCACAGATTGGAATACTCCGGAAGTTGTACAAAATGAAGTTATCAAGGGTGCCCGGTTACCTTATTTTGCTGAGGAACCGTTTTGGGGCAGTAGAAAAATCAGCAAAGACTATGGAATAAGGTTTAGAGATGAGTAAAGGAAGCAATTTAACAGCATTTGATTTGGATGGCGTATTCATTCCAGATTGTGATCAGATTCCAGACTTGGGAGATCACGAAGCATATTTGAATTTGACACAATATATGCAACCTGTGTTCAAACCAGTAGGAGAATGGATTTTACTTACTGGTAGACCTGCTGAATATGAACATATGACTAAGAGTTGGTTACTGAAATATTTTAGTAATCAACCCAAAATGGTTCTTCATCGCAGAGATCCTGAAAAAGAAAACAACGAAGAATATAAACTTCGAATGATCAAAGAACACGACATTGATGTCTATATCGAGAGTGATCTTAAGATTGTTAAACATCTACAAGGAAATTTAGATATGGATAAAAAAACTATTGTTCATTTCTCAGAGTTCTGTGAATTGTATTTGAACTACAACGCTGGAGCTTGACAACTTTATAGAGTAAACGTATAATAAGACTATTATTAATTCGAGGTCATATTATGCGTTCACTACTACTTGGTCTAGCTGTGATAAGTTTAGGAGGTTGCTTGACTATAGAACCTCCACCCTGTCCTGGTACAAGAAGTTATGATGTTCAATTATGTAGGGGAGAAAAGATTTATCAAATTCCTAATCCCCCCTACATGGCTCTTCAACGACAACAGAAATGTAATTCCTGTATCGAGATTGAAAAAAATTGTTACCATGGTGTTCCTCAACATTGTAAACCTAAATGGCCATTTGAATAACGATGAAAATCACTGTACGCAATTCAAAATATCCTAAGCGAGATCGCTATTTCTTTGCCATACCAGAGTTCATAGAATATGAAGGTGAGGAAACTAAGCTCAAGCATATTGACAGCAACGCATATCTGTGCCTTACTACGGGCCTAAAAGACTTTCCCGTTCGTGTTATTGATAGGAGTATGATCGTGGGTAATCGTATTGATTTTAGTCATCTACTTAAACTTCCTGTACCAGAGACCAAAGTGGTCAAAGGTAGCAAAGGTAATGAATATGTATTAACCAAGACTGGTGGTAAGTGGGCCTGCACCTGTCCTGGTTTTGAATTCAGGTCCACTTGCAAGCATGTTAAGGAAGCGTAAAATGTTTCAATATGATGAACAGTTAGGATTCAAAGTCCACGAGAAAAGATATGATTATTGGAATCTATCTGAAAAAGGTTTAGAATGGATGTTAGGACATGGTAGAGATTTTCTTCAGGATCTTGTTCCTGATGAGTATAATAGAACAGGTGCTAGCTTTACAAATATAAGCAATACATTATTTCCTTGGTATGAAGTTGTTTATTGTTTGGCTAAAAAGCATAATAGCGCCAAATCACGAGCTTACCAAGATCGTAGGAGTGAAGATCTAACCTTAAGATTTTTAACAGAAATGTACCTCGATCAAAAGGGCCGTTGTAGTATCACTGGCATGATTATGAGTCCTAATATAGGTGATTATGATAAAAATCCTTATGTAATTAGTATTGATCGAATAGATAGTAACGAAGGTTACGAAAGAGGTAATGTACGACTGTGCTGTCATTGGGCCAATAATTCAAAAAACGTTTGGAGTCAATCCATGTTAGACGAATTTATTCAATCAGCTAGCGTAATTGTAGCAGAAAAAAAACTGATGTCTAAAATAGTGGAATCAAATTTACAGAAATTTGCTAATTATCATGAATGTGATTGAAGTTGAACATAAGGATCTAATAGGACGTAAGGTCAAGGTGGGTGACTTTGTGGCCTTCCCGCAACATAAAACTCTATATATTGGTCGTATTGTAAAATTAAATGCTAAAATGTTGAGATTACAACACATAAGACAATGCAGGTGGTTGGCCGATGAGGTGAACAAGTACTCAAAAGATTGTGTGCTACTACCCAGTCGTGACATGGACTTTTACTTATTAAGGGTGGCTTCAAAATGAAAATGAGCAGTGTGGAAGTAGGCCTATTTAGACTACCAGGTGTTGTGTTCGAACGTGATTCACTTACTCAAGATAAAGTGGAAGAAATCAATGCCTGGTGTGCGGAGAATAACTGTGGTCGGCAGATGACTGATGTACTATGGAGTTTCAAAAAGCCT